CGGCGATGTCGATGGTGTTGGCGACCACGACATCGCTCGTGTCGCGGACGCTCGCGGTCATCTCCAGGATCTCCTCGCCGTGCAGGCGCGAGTCATGGGCGCTGACCCGGGGCCGAAGCATGTCGCGCAGATCGAAGCAGACCGAGAGGATCGAGGCTTCGGTGCCCGCGATGGTGGTCGTCGGCGTGGTCTGCCCGGGGCGTTGGCGCTCAGCCCGGACGACCTGGGCCGGGACGAGAAGATCGATGTAGCCGCTCACGGGGGCCGCAGCGACGAACACCCCGGCTCCGGACGCCGCGCCGCTCTGGTCGTAGTAGAGCCAGATCAGGGTCACGCTCGGGGCCACGGTGTGCGGGGCGTTGTCGATCTCGATGGTCCCGGTCTTGTTCGCCTTCGAGAAGGTCCCGGCCTTCCACTGGTAGGTGAGCGCGGTCGTGCCGTCCGCCTTGGTGATGCGGATCTCATCCCCGTCCGTGTCGATCAACCCCCAGAACTCATCCCAGGTCGAGTCGAGGACTACCTCCGCGTCGGTCGTGCCGGCGCCGGCCTTCGCGCCCATGTTCAGCGTGACAGCGACCCTGCGCTTCCATCCGGTGAGCCAGGCCATCTCTCACGCTCCCGTCGCCACGTTGAGCTTCACATCGATGCGGATCGAGGCGATCCCATAGGCGCCGAACTGGATCAGGGAGCCGGCGAACGCGGTCCCGTCGAGGAGGATATCCCGCACCCCGGCGGCCCGCAGACCGAGGGAGCGGTCGGCTTCGATGGCCCGCACGATGTCGTCCAGCAGGTCCATCGCGTCGAGCTGCTGCTTCCCGGGCGTCTCGTCGCTCGGGACCAGGGCCTCAACCCGGTATGAGGCGGCCCGGCTCCAGCGGGTGAGCTCGGGCCCGGTCGTAGTGGCGACCTGCTCCAGGGCGATGAACGCCGTCGCCTGCCCGGGGAGCGCCGGGGCCGCTGCAATGCCGTAAACGACCTGATCGGTGCCGTTGAGGCTGTAGTGGTAGCCCCCGGCAACCGTGATCGCGGACAGGGCCGCATGGATGGCCCCGGCGACCCGGCGCAGGACGGAGGCGGGCACGGTCAGGTCTCCTTCTCGGCGGCGTCGAGGACTTCCTCCAGCAAGTCGCGCAGGCGGCCCTCCAGCACGCCCGTCGCGGACTCGAAGGCCCGATATAGGAAGTGCGTCCCGGGGATGGTGCTGCTGTCGGCGAGCCTGTACCAGGGGACGTCCGTCAGCCGGTCGTGCAGGAACAGGCGGCCGTCGCGGGCGCGGCGGACGTAGAACTGCCCCGGGGCCGAGGCGCGCAACGGCGTCGGGAAGCGGTCCACCCCGGCGGCGGTGAGCGCGGCGGCCAAGGGGATCCGGAGCATCTTCGCCTTGCGCGGGTACTGCGTGCCGCCGAACTCCTGCATCCCGGCGTAGGGGACGCCCGGACGCTCGGGGCTCGACCCGGAGCCGACCGCGAGATCGACGTGCCCCTTGCCCTCGCGCACGACCCCGGCGACAGAGGCGCGCAGGCGGTCCGTGCGGACGTGCGGGTTCTCGGTGGCGTTGACCTTCGCCTTCCCCTCGGCGTCGAGCGCCCCGGCCTGCATCTCGGCCATGAACGCGCGGTAGAAGCCGCCTCGCCCAGCCACCTGCTCCAGGCCCGCCGCGAACTGCTCCGGGGTCTGCGTGGTCACAGCAGCGCCCCCCGCTGGATGAACGGGGTCAGCAGTTGCCGCGCCGCCTCGGGCATCGTCTCGTCCCGCAGGCTCTCGGTCACCTGGCCCCCGGAGATCGAGAGCTTCCCGTGCCGACTGCGGAGGTTGTAGACGTGGGCGCACCAGAGCTTCGCGGCCAGCTTGATCGGCCCCGGCGGGGCGGTGAATCCGCACGTCGCCGAGACCTTGAGGCGGCGCAGCGAGGTCCCGAAGGCCCCGCACGTCGAGCCGGGCTTGAGCAGGACCCGGCCGCCCGGCTTGTCTGTGAGGTAGTCGGTGGCCGCGATCAGCGTGTCGGAGCCCCACGCCCACAGGTCGTCGTCGTAGATGCTGGTGACCGAGGAGATCGGCCGCGGCAGGTAGAGAACCTGGCCGTCGCTGCTGACCGCGCTGTCGTCGCCGTCGGGCAGATAGAGGGTGTAGGCCACGTCCTCGACGGTGCGCGCGTCGGTGTCGTCGTAGGCGGGGAAGCCGAGCCACCGGGCGATGGCGTCGTCCAGCGCCGTCACGAGCGCCGCGATCACGGCGTCGTCGCCGGAGAGCCCCGGCAGGTACTCGCGGACCTCGGCGACCGTGAGGAGGGCCATCTATGCCTTCCTCCGGCGCGGGGCCGGCTTCGGAGGCGCTTCGGGCGCCGGGGGCGCGACGGACTCGAAGGACCCGGGGAAGTCCCGCATCAGCCCGGCGGCGGCGGCATCGTCCAGGTCGCGGACCTCTCCGGGAGCCCACCGCGGCTGCTCGGTGGACTCGTAGGAGCCATCGTTGCGGCCCGGCCAGCGGATCAGGCGCAGGGAGATCATCGGGGCTCCGGGCGCCGCCCCTCGGCGAGGAAGGGCGGCGCGTCGAGGGCTAGTTGATCTTCTCCCAACAGACCTGGAGCAGACCGTGGCAGGCGGCGCCGGCGCCGGCGTTGGTGTTGGTGACCTTAACGGCGTCGGTGCCCGCCGTGAACTCCAGCAGCGCCCCGCCCGAGAGCGAGAAGGCGCGCGGGGTGCCCGCGGTGAAGGCGACGGCCGCCGTGGACAGCGTGCCGAGGGCGGTCGCGCCGTTGGAGAGGGCCAGGTCCACGTAGTTGACCGCGTGCGCCGCGGCCGTGGTCGCCGGGACGAAGGTCGCGTACTTCAGCTTCCACTCGGCCGCGTCGGCGAAGGGGCAGGTGAAGTAGAACTCGTCGTCGGTGCCGGCGGCTTCCTCGATCAGGAGGTCGGTGAAGGCGAGGGTGGGGGCGCTCATGGTGGGTTCTCCGTGCAGGAAGGGGCCCGGGGCGACGGGCGCCGCCCCGGGAGGTGGGTGGACTACGACTTCGCCATCTTGACGAGGGAGCGGACGGACTTCTCGGAGGCGACGAGCGCCTTGAAGTCCATCCGGGTCTTCGCCACGAGCTCCCAGATGCCGCGGGTGGCGTCCATCTGCATGTCGAGGCGGATCCCGTACCGGCGCCACACCCGCCAGCGGTTGACGTTGACGAGGTGGGCGGCGGTGTAGGTGGTGGTCACGTTGTCGAAGATGCCGACGGCCGTGAGGTCGTCGGTGGCGAAGGGGCTCTCGTAGACCCGGCCGATGCCGGCGAGGTTGCGCACGACGCCCTGGATGTTGGTCGCGTTGGCGCCGAACACCGCCATGTCCTTGACCTCGGTCAGCCCGTACAGGTTCTTGGCGAGGCCGAGCTTGGAGCCGATCAGCACGTAGCCCTGGAGGCTGCGGGGGCCGTCGATGTTGGCGAGGTCGAGCAGCAGCGTGCCGAACGAGAACGTCGAGCGGTCCACGGTGTTGCTGTTGTCGATGGCGTTGGCGCGGATGCCCAGGAACGCCCGGAGGTGGCTGTTGCTGCCGCCGGAGAGGTTCGCGGGCCAGAAGCTGCCGGGGTTCCAGTTGCCGGAGGTGAAGCCGGTGTCCTGGTGCGTGCCCGCGGTGTCGGAGTTGATCATCGCGTCCTCGACCGCCGCCGTCAGGGCGTAGGCGAGCTGGTCGCGCAGCTCCTGAACCGCCGGGAGGATGGACTCCTCGGCCGCGTCCATGCCGACCTGCGTGCGACCCGCCAGGGTCTTGAGCGCGGTCGTGGTGCTCGACGTGGCGATGCTCGACTTCACGATCTGGGCCGGGTCGTCGCCGGTGACGCCGTGCTGGTAGGGCTGGAAGGTCTGGGTGACCAGCGGGATCAGGGTGTCCCGGGCGATGTCGCGGGCGGGGAAGAAGCCCGGAAGCATCAGGTCCCAGTAGAGCTTCGCGGCGCGATCCAACTCCGGCATGGTGTCGGTCGGGATCCACTCGCCGCCGACGCCGGCCGAGTCGATGAACGCGCGGGCGATGGGGGCGGGGGCGAGGGCCGCGAGGCGCCGGATCTCAGCGTCGAGCTGCGGGGTGCCGATCTTGACGCTGGTGTCGGTCGCGCGCTTGGCCTGCTGCATGGTGCGGATCAGGCTGCGGGCGTCCACGAGCCGCTGGATCTCGCGCTGGAGGTCGTCCTTCGGGTCGGGGTCGTCCAGGTAGCCGAAGCTGCGGCCGATCACGACGTCGTTGGTATCGGCGCCGAGGCCGATCTTCTGGCCGCGGGAGGTCGTCTCGAACCCGCGGAGCAGGGCCTTCTCGCCGTCCATGTAGCGGACGGCCTGGGCCTCGGGGCCCGGACGGGACGCCAGCTTCTCCTCGAGGCGCTGGTTCGCCTCGCGCAGGCTGGCCGCCTGGTCCTCCAGGGCGTTGTTGCGGGTGGCGAGGTCGCGGAGAAGGCGCTCGGCCGCGGCCTGATCGATGGACTCGGGCACGACGATGTGAGGCATCGCTCACTCCTTGGGGAAGCCCCACAAGCCGCGAGGCTCGGGGGCGGGTGGTGCCTCTGCCGCGGCGGGCTCGGGCGTGGGGGTTGGAGGCGGCTCCATGCCGCCTGGAATGGAACGGCCGGAGCCCTTGGGCCCCTCGATGAGGGTGGCCGAGGCGAGCCCGGGGATGACTACCGCCGACTGCTCGATCAGCCGGTTGCCGAACATCACGTAGACGTCGGGGTCCTCGGAGCGGTAGGCGTTGTCGGCTGGGAGTTTGTTCGCCTGCACGATCTCCTGCGGCCACCAGCGGGCCGACACCGCCGACAGGAACCCGGAGCGGTAGAGGCGCGCGAGCTTTGCCCCGCGCTCGCTCTCGGCATCGAAGATGACCTCGGAGATCAGCAGCCCCTCGGACGGCTCGGCCACCTGGAGGGCGCGGCCGACCGGGAGCAGGTCGTCGGGCGAGGTCGCCGGGGCGTCCCAGGCGGCGGCGTTGTGCTGATAGAGGACGACGGGGTTCAGCGCGTACTCGGACAGGTCCCAGGGGCCCGCGAGAACGAACCCGTCGCGCCCCACCACGGGCTCGGACAGGACGAAGACGAAGGAATCCTCGGACAACCGAGAGAACCCAGCCGGAAGCTCGCGGCGAGGGGGCAGGGCGAACCCAGCCCGGCGCATCGGCCCAAGATCGCGCAGGGCATCGCGGACGTGGCCGGGGAGGGCGTCGTAGCCGCGGACGCGGGTCCAGCCGGAGGGCGCGGAGCGATCGTCATCCTGGCTCTCCTCCTCGGGGTTGGCCTCGATCTCGATGGCGTCGCCGGGCTCCAGGGACAGGATCACGTCGTCCTGGCCGGGGATTCGGAGGGTGAGGCGGGTCTTCGGCATCAGGCGGTCCTTTCGAGCGCAGGGACCACGGCGCAGCGGCAGTTGACGACCATCCCGGCCTCGGAGAAGTCGCCGGGCCCGGAGCCGTGCGCACCCGAGAACTCGGTCCCGGGCGGGACGACGAACTCGCCGTCGGGCGCCACCGTCTGCCCGTCGAGGTCCCGGTGGGCGTCGCGGACGGCATCGTCGCGACTCGACAGCCACTGCTTCTTGACGATGATCCCGCGCTCCTGGAGCTGCGGGGCCGCCTGTTGATACGCCTGCACGGTCCCGGCCGACGTGCTGCGGGTGGTCTCGGTGCGGGCGATCCGCAGCGCGCGGACCGCGGAGAAGCCCTCGGATTGCATGATCCTGAACTGCATCTCGGCGATGGTCTCGCCCCGCTCCAGCCCGGTCGTGATGATCTCGCGGAGGCTGGCCTTGGTCGCGTCGCTGACCCGGACGACCAGCTCGGCCAGGGTGTCGTCCGTCATCTGGTCGATCCGGTCGGCCAGGTAGATCACCTCGTCCTCGCCGACGTCCGCCTGCCCCTGCTCGAAGGCGCGCAGCAGGATCGCACGGATGCGGGCGCGGGCGGCGTCCCCGAGCTTGCGGCGCTCGGCCACGTCGTCCCAGATGCGGCCGAGGAGCTGGTCCACGTCCTCGCGGCTGTGCGTCGCCGGGAGCGCCCTGTCGCCGTCGAGCTTGTCCGAGACCCGCTCGCCCTGGTCACGCAGGAACTCGCGCAGCGCCAGGGTCAGCTCGCGCTCGCCGACCGCCAGGAGCTGCGCGTCGATCTTGCGCCACCGATCCGCGCGGGCCTCCTCGTCCACGG